CAGAAGCGCCAGGTTCTCCTTTAGGACCAACGTCTCCTTTAGGGCCAGTAGTTCCCTTGGCACCAGTGGCACCCTTGGCACCAGTGGCGCCTTTAGCACCAGCATCTCCTTTAGGGCCAGCTTCTCCTTTGGAACCGGCTTCTCCTTTATCTCCGCCTTTACCAGCAGCACCAGTGGCGCCCTTGGCACCAGTGGCGCCTTTAGCACCAGCGGTGCCTTTAGGACCAGCTTCTCCCTTGGAACCAGGTTCTCCTTTGTCGCCACCTTTACCAGCAGTGCCAGTGGAACCCTTGGCGCCAGTGGCGCCTTTAGCACCAGCGGTACCCTTGGGGCCAGCTTCTCCTTTGGAACCAGGTTCTCCTTTGTCGCCACCTTTGCCAGCGGTACCAGTGGAACCTTTGGCACCAGTGGCGCCCTTGGCACCAGCGGTACCCTTGGGGCCAGCTTCTCCTTTGGCACCAGGTTCTCCTTTGTCTCCGCCTTTACCGGCAGTACCAGTAGAGCCTTTAGCACCAGTGGCACCTTTAGCACCAGCGGTGCCTTTAGCACCAGGAGCTCCTTTTGGACCAGCAATGCCATCTTGACCTTTTTCTCCTTTGTCCCCAGTGGAACCTTTGTCTCCGCCTTTACCAGAAGCGCCAGGTTCTCCTTTAGGACCAACGTCTCCTTTAGGGCCAGTAGTTCCTTTCGTACCAGCGCCAGTGTTACCCTTAGCGCCAGTTTCTCCTTTGTCTCCGCCTTTACCAGCAACACCAGGTTCTCCTTTGGGACCAGTAGCTCCTTTAGCACCAGTAGAGCCTTTGGCACCAGTGGCGCCTTTAGCACCAGCGGTGCCTTTAGGACCAGCCTCTCCTTTAGAACCAGTTTCTCCTTTATCACCACCCTTACCAGCCGTACCAGTGGCGCCCTTGGCACCAGCGGTACCCTTAGTACCAGTGGTACCTTTAGCGCCAGCGGTACCCTTGGTACCAGCACCAGTGTCTCCCTTGGGCCCGACGTCTCCTTTGGGACCAGTAGTACCCTTAGCACCAGCGGTGCCCTTAGTACCAGCACCAGTATCTCCTTTAGGACCAGTGGCACCCTTAGCACCCGTATCTCCTTTACCCGCAAGGCCTTTCTGGCCTTTAGCGCCAGATGCGCCCTTGCTACCCTTGGCACCGGGTGAGCCAGGGAGCTGTTGAACCCCATTGTTGGTAATTTCTACGACAAGGGGTCCGGGTAGGGTAATTTCAACTTCTCCAGCCATTTTAGTTTGCAGTAATATCTTGAGTTACAGTGAATTGACCATACAAGTATGTAGTCACGGTATCTGGGTTAGGGGTTAGGTTTGTAGCCTGAATTTCGTAAACATAGGTTCCTGCGTTTACGAGCATGTTTGCGGCACTAATGGTAACAGTAAGAACACCGAGGTTTGTTGCGGTAATTGTAATGTTTGTGCTAAGAATAACTAGTGGTCCATTATCATATTCTCGTACCTCCATTTTCCAAGTGTAAACACTTAGGTCAACAGCATTACCATCTACATCAGCAATGGTAGCAGTAAGCACAAATGTGTCGCCGCGCCAACATACGATATCAACCCTGGTTGCTATGCTTACGTTTGCGACAACACTACAATTATTAGAACTAGATGACATACTACAAATTTACTTCTTTAATTACAGCATAAGTTCGGCGATATCCTCTGCATCGCGAAGGTCTTCAGCACCCAGTTCGGCACGCTCTCCTTTACGCTGGGCGATAAGTTTAGACTGAGCCTGGGCTTGCTTGCCTATCCTAGCGTCCTTCCTGTTTTCTTTCATCTCTTCATTGGCCTCCTGCAGTTGCGTGCGTGTGGACTCAACACCCATAACAGCTTGATTTTTAAGTGCCTGAAGCTCCATATCGTAAGAGTGCTGTAGCTCCATAAGCTGGGCTTTCGCCTGTGTCTCTAGCTGGATACGTTGGGCCTCTAGCTGAGCCTTTAACTGCTCGGCCTGCATATTGGCCTGCGCGGCAACTTGAGCCGCTTGGCCATTAGCCTCTGCCTGCACCTGCGATTGCTGCGATGCCTCTTCCATCCTTGCCTTCATGCGCTTCTTACGGCGTACCACAAGCAACCTCTCGGCCTGCTCGGGGTCTTTTAGCTGTCGGATTGCTATAGCATCCTCCAGGTCAATTTCTTTTTGAGATAGCGCCATGTTGATGTTCTGCTCTAGGTATATTTTGGCACGGTCGTCCATCTCCCCCATTACGATAACACCGAAGTTGTACATCGACAGGTTATCAAAGGAGCTTAGAATAGCCATATTGGTCTCGCCGATGGCGTTGGTATAAACCTTGTATATAACGCTCTTTGGGGGTATCACCTGTAGGCAGCGTACTATATCGTCACAAACCTTCTTATATAGCACCTTAGCGGCATGTGTGATGTCGTAGGTGGCGTTGTTAGAGGCGGCGATAGCCTGCTCCCTTACTCCTACCAACGCATCGCCCTTTGGGGTGCTCGCGTCTACCACTTCGTTGATGCCCGTGGCATCACGAATCATACGCAGGTAGTGGTTGTATAGTGAAACTAGTTCCTGGATGTTACGGATAGAGTTTCCAATCTCTCGAATCGGTGGGTTCTGAAACCCACCTTCTGGATTCTTAGAGCGGTAGTAGAACACACCCGTCTGCTCGTAGATGTCTTGAATCTCCAATGGCTGTAGCTCGCCGCCACGGCCTAGCTGTACGTTCTCAAGTCCCTCGATGTCGATAATCAATCCATCAGGCTTAGCCTTAGCGATAGACTGCTGAATCTTTAGGTGCGTGATTTGAAGCATATCCCCAAATCCGATGACGCTAGAGACCATCGACTTTGGAATCATACCCCGTAGGTTTGTTGCCGAGGCAGAGTAGGAAAGACGTGCGCGGGCAATATCGTGGGCGTTCTTAGGGATGTTTTTCTGCACCCCGTAGTTGAACAGCATATCTGTTCCTACAATAAGAATCCCTCCGTATACCGTTGCGTTCTTCATATACACCGCTTCGCGGTCGAATACCGACTGCTGGGGGGCGTTGTAGCTGTTGCCTTTGTGGTAGAACCCGATGTTTCCGAACTTGGATGTCTTTTTCTCGAAGATTATATCGTCGACAGACATAAACTCAAAGTCCATAATCTGCACCTTGTAGTCGTCGTATCCATAGCGGTAGCGGGTTCCCTGCGAGTCGTAGTCAGCACCTTGGGTGGTATACCGAAGCGGGTCGTTACCGTACTTGTTCATTACCGTGGAGGCAATCTTCTGATACTGCTCCTCGGTGAACTGGTTTCCCGCAAGCCTTTTGAGCTCCATAATGGTAACGGTGCGGAAGTGCCCAGCGTATGTGAGGTCCGACAGCGTGGGGTCGTCGGTGTAGTTGTGGATAAAGTACGCAGGGTCTACATACTGCTCTTTAATTCCGTAGTTGGGGTCGTTGGTTCTTTTGATGATGGCGATACCGCAGGTCACCAAGTCCTCAATGCAGCGGCGGTAGATAGCGTCGTCAAAATCATTCCACGTAAGGGTCATCTCCGTTGCCAGCTGTGCGGCAATCTCGGCGTCTGTCTTTACGTTGGTATCTAAAAAGATTTCTGTCTCCTCTGGGGTATCGGGCAAAGAGTCCGGGTCTACACGCAGCGAAAGCCCCAAAGACTTGGCCTCTTGAAGCATCGCCTTGTTCTCGACACGTAGGACGGTGGCATTTTTCTTTTTGTCTTTCTCGCTTCTTGACAGGGGGTCTATTGCCTGCACCTGTGGGTATGGCTTACGAGATAGGATTTTGTTTACGATAATCCTTACGAACTTTGGAATGATGGGAACCGGGGTATAGTCCAATGTCAGCATCGCCCCGTCGCCGTTGTTAGCATCTAGGGAGCTAAGTATCTGCCGGTATATTGATGTGTTCTGCGTTCCCTGAGCATAATCTCGGTTGTTCTGCATCTCCTTAAACCTACGTCCGTACAGTGAGTTGTCGTAATCGACACCAATCCACTGGGCGTACATGGCCTTAGCGTACTGAAGGCCGTATGCTTGCGTCATCTTTTCCTCAGTACTCGCTAACGGGTCTGGGTATGAAGACTGGCCTTTTGCTGTATAATCTCTCTGCATAATCCACTACGGGCTAATATGCAAATATACTTATATGATTTAGCGTAAGATGACCCGACCGGGCCTAAAGAATTTCTTGACGTTAAAGTCTGTTTTCTCCTTTTTTATCGTGGTGCCTTGCGCTGCTAAAAGCGCAAGACCGCTAGATATTGATAAGTCAAATGCAGTTCGGTCGTCTACCTTAAAGCCAATCCAATCCTCAAGGGTCCTTTCAAAGTACATCTTTCCAAACTCTCCAGTCTCCTCGTTCCTGCCCACGTGGAAGTGGATGTATGCCTCAATCGCCTGGGCGTGAGCCTGTATGATGTCCTGTGAGTTAGAGGGGATGCCTTTTGTCTTGGTGCTGCTGCCGTATCCGGAGCCTAGGTGCTCAGGGCGGTTTAGCAGATAGTTGTCGTATCCGCGCTGCTCGAAGTACCTGGCGATGCCGTACTTGTTGTTCTCGATAAGGATGCTATAGCCGTAGAACTTGGCGGCCATCAGAATGTCCTCGTAGAATATTTTCGCCAGCGGGGGACGAGAAGCGTACTCTGCGACGAACATATTCGCGGGATGCAGCAGGTTGAACTTGTTGTATAGATGGCACGCGCCTTTAGAGCCGCGGCCATCCACCGTGGCGTCGATGTCATAGGAGTCTACCCCTCCCACGCCAAGCCAATTGTTCTGCGGCCCTAATTTGTTGCGAAGCTCAAATGGGGGCATCCATGTGACGCGCCATCGCCCGTTGGCGTCGGGCTTGAAGTACACCTCGGTGTCCTGCTGTCCGTCCTTCCATACGAAGTTACCCTGTAGCACGGGGTTGGGGTACAGCTCTTGGTTGTACTGCACCTGCTCGTAAATCTTTTGGACGTTGAAGACCGACGACTTGGCGCTGTCCCTAAAGGCTTCCGCCTCGCTAAAGGGGAACTGGCGTATCACCTCGTTGAGTTCGTAGCTGTCGTCTACTAGCGCTTTCCTCTCGTTTTTCAGAAATGTCTTGGCGCCGATGACAACATCGTTACCGTCGATTCCCTCCACTGTAGATTCCGGGTCTTCTATCACCGCCTGGCCGTGCAAGTCGAAGAAACCCTCCAGGGCCTCGTAGGCCGGTATGAACAGTTTATAGAGTCCGCTCTTTGTTCTGCCGTTCTCGTTTCTTATGGTGGTGTCGCTGCTGTTGACAAGGTCTCGGAACTGACGACCCCCTTTGTCTAGGGGGTTTACGGTGCTTCCCACTATAGCCTTACCCACGATGTTCCTACCTACAAGGAGGCAGGTGCGGTGGATACGCCACGACTCCCTTATATCGGTAGGCTTCTCCCACTTGCCCGCTTCGTCCATATAGAGGATGTGCAGCTTCTCTCCGTCATAGGCGTTGTTGGTGGTATTCTTCCAGTTGATGACCGTGTTGAGGGCATCCCCGCGGGTCGCGGTCTTTACCTTTTTGGTGATGCGCTTGGAGGGCTCGCGGAAGGCGAGCTCCATACGCGGGTTTGTCGTTCCATCCTGGATGGGCTTAAAGAAGAACGGTAGCGACTTGTATATCGGCATCACCTTCTTCATAAAGATGTTCTCCTGCGCGTCGCCTCCTGTCTTGGACATAATGCCCAACAGCTTCTCCTTTACCTGCGACCCTTCGTTCACCAGCACCGAGGACGTCATCTGCGTGTATCCCGAGCGGCGGCATTTTACATACACCTGCCCTAGGCATCGGTCGTCGACATTGCAGGCCTCCAGGTGGGTGAACAGAAGCCTTTGGAACTCTAGGAACTTAGGATACCCGATGTCAATCTTAGACCACTGAAGGAAAAAATAGTGGTTACCGGTGATGTAGGTGGGCACGCCGTTGTTATAGAACCACAGCCCTTTGCGGCGCCGTTCAAACTCCTGAGAGATATATGCGGTGTACCTCTTGCGGAACTCCTCGGGTATCGCCATCCACTCGTCCATCCCCTTTATGCGCTGCAACTCGTCGGGCATTTCCTGCCTGACCCAGAACTGCTCGCTATTGGGCTTGTCGTGGAATAGGATTTTCTTCTTGATGGGCCGTACCGGCAGCTGTATGGGTAAATCGCCAATAACCTCGATATCACCGCTAGTGTTATCGTGGCATATATTGACTACAAACCCATTGAAGTCAGCATGCGTTACCAGCCCAGCCATTACTTGCGGCCGTCAGCGGGGGGCGTGACGTATACAAACACCCAGTTTTCACCGAGAGTATTGCTCTGCGAACCCACCAGAGTAGTCTTTTTGTTCTGTGATTTCCCCATGTTCGTGAAGTTGATTTATGATGGTCTGAAGCTTCTCTCTTTCTATAATAAGCTCTTTGGCGTCTATCGCCGTTTGCTTTATCGACTGCAGCTCTGCCTTCCTCTGTGAGCCGGAGAGCTCTTGGTCCACCGGCTTCTGAATCTCCTGAATCATATTCTCGATGGCTATCTCCATTGCGGCGATAAGCCTATTGGCGGTGCCGATGTTGTCAAAGCTGTTCTTGGACTTGCGCATATATGTGTACTAGTAAAACTCGGTATAACAGCTCCCCGTCTACCTCCATGGAGTAGTCGGCGTTCTTTTGTATGAACACCTTGTCTCCGGGGTGCAGGCCAAGCTCCTCAAGCTTGG